ACCAATTAAATAAAGGTGTTAGTTTCATTTCAGTAGTACAAAACCTAGACATTATATTAGGTAAATAATTCCCTTTATCATTTATAACTTCTTCAAAAGTTTTGCCAGTAACCCAATTAATTTCACTACCAATAAACTGTTCTAAATCTAGCATAGTATAAATAATAGCATCTTCTTCAAGAGTTCCTATAAAATCTACACCTAATCTATCGCTAACCATCTGCCTAACTTTTTCATCAGGAAACTTACAATTAATATCGTCTGTTCTTACTAATGAAAAAATATTGTAGTCTGCCGGGTAATTAGCAGCAATGTAAGAAGAAGTTTTACCACCACTTAAGCTATTAACGGTTATTAAGCTTTTTTCTTCAACAGCTTCTTTAAACCATTTTTCATCAAAAACTTCTTTATTATTTTCGTCTATTGTGTAAAACCTTTTCATTAATTACCAGTTTGTTTAAATTCGTTTTCTAGTCTTTTTAGATCCTGCATTATTGAAGCGATGGTATTATTAATTGCTTCTTGCTGACCTTTTAAACGTCTATACAATGATTCATAACCAGATTCAACTAGCCTCATATCTTTTACGTCTATTTCAGCTTTCATAGATGCCTTAAATTGAGCATCACCATTAGAAACATATTCTAATACTTTTTGAGCTGTTTCTGACTTCCTATGAGCATAAGCTTTATTGTAACTATCTAAAGCATCTCCAACAGCCGTAGAGAACGTAAAAGAGTACCCTAACAACTTTCTTTTAGCAGTTGCTAAGAAATCTCCATCTTTTGAATCAGTTTGAGAGTACCATGAAATTATTTTCACAATACTCTCTACTAACTTTTCTAACTCTTTACTATCCATTAAAACGGGAGATCAGAATCAGTATCAAAACCATTAATATTAACCTGTGGAGGCATACCAACTTTTGTATTTTTCGTACTAGTTGAATCAGGTTTAAAAGTATTTACAGAAGCATAAGCTTTACCAGACTGACCTACTTTTAAATCAAGGTTTATCCATTCATCAGACTTACTATTAAGCCATTGAATTAACTCAGCTCTTTTAATACTTAATGAGCCTTTAACAAATTCGGGTGCGCCATTTCTAGGCAGCTTAAAAATTAACCCATTCGGAAATTCTAAATTATTATCCATAGTTGTAAATTTTAAAATAAACTTTTTTGATTTTCATTTTTTTGTTTATGTATTCCTAAGAAAGTTTCAAAGATAGTTCTTCCAGCTTCATAATCTACTAAGTTTCTAGCTATTTTAGCTACTCTTTGGTTTCCTTTGTACTTTCTAAAATCGTAATCGTGGAAGTCGCTCAAATCACTAACTTTTGATTGTATGAAGTTACTCGCCTTTCTTCCGTTTAAATCACTTGGTAAATTAAAGTTTGTCCAATATAAATGTCTATCTCTTTTCTTTGCTGGTATTAAAGGCTCGTAAAAAGGTATTACATTTTCAACACAATATTTCCCTTTAAAAAAGTGTTCTAATAATAATATTTCTTGGTACAACTTCATATCAGGATAAGTCGCTTTAGATTTCCTCTCACCTTCGCCTGTATTTGTTTTCCTCATTCTACTATGAGTAGGGCAAGGTGGCGAAGTCCAAATAAAATCAAACTCTTTATAGTTGTCAAGTAAATATTTATGAGCATCTGCAACTATTACAGTATCATTAGGGAAACGCTCTTGATATAATTTTGCTAACTCAGTATCTAGCTCAACAGCAGTAACATCTAAATTAATACCAGCTTCTTCTGCTACTTCATCCCATTTATAACGGTTGCCACCTAAACAAGCGTATAAATTCAAAACTTTCATAAAAAACGATTATTAAACTGTTTATCTAAATCCATTTCTATCTTGTTTTCGTTAAGATAGTCTATTATTTCTTGCGCTCTTTCTGAGGTTAAGCCTCCTAAGTTATCAAAAAACTCTTTTTCTAAACTTGCTAACTCTTCAACATCTATATTATAATAGTTGTTGCTGTTCATGAAAAGCCCGTCAAGTATTTGCTCTTGCTCTGGGCTTATATATTCTTCAAAAGGATTAAACGCCATAACTAAAACTTTGTATTAACTCTAACATTATTATTTTTATCTCTAGCACCTATAATACCTTTTTCGTAATCTATAAACCAAGTCCAGTCATTAGGTCTTAGTTTACCTGTTGCTGCTGGTTTACCTCCTTTATCATAGTATTCATTATCTTTTAATTCTACAAATAAATTAGGAAAATCGTATAAATGTCTACCAATACCCCACATAAAACCAGCTCTTTTAAAAGCATCTGAATACTCTCCTTTTTCCTTCTCAGTCATAGATTCAGTACCGTTAGACCATTTCCAAACCCACTCAGAACCAAATTTAATAGCTATACCACATTGCAAAACTCCTTTAGAATCTCTTTTGTAATCGTTCATCCAATTCTCTGGACCTACTACCTCATCAAGTATATTCATATCAACTCTAGCATCCTTATAAGCTAATAATAAAGCCATAACTTTAGGTCCAGACTTGATTAACTGTTTCACTTTAAAATCAATATTACTAACATCTAGTTTTTTACTTAATCCTTTTGTTTCCATGTTTGTTTCTTTATTTTAATTTGTAACTCAGCATCTTTATTAAATGCTTTTATTATTTTGTTTAGTTTCTCAGCCGTTTTACATATTGACTTTTTCTCTTGAAAAATAACAATATTATCGTGACTGTTTTTTAGCTTCTTTATTTCTCTAATGCTCTCAGCTAATTCAGCATTTGATTTATGAGAGTTCTCAATCAGAAAACTCCCTAAATCGTTCTTTTGTTCTTCCATGTTTATAATTGTTGAAATTCATCTATTACTAATCTTTTAATATCTTCTTTGTTAATTGCTTCATATCTTTTAATAAGATCATTACAAATACATTCATTTTCTTCATCGTAATAATCAGAAGATATTTCAAAATCTACTTCTGTTGGGCTGTCGTAATCAGGTTTACTGTAGTAACCAGTTACTTCAACTGAAAAAGGTCTTTCTTGTGCTTGTCCTAAATAAAATCTTACTGTTTCTGTACGTGTCATAATGTTATTTTTTTGTTGTTTGTTTTACAAATATAATAATAACTTTTTAATATACAACTATAAGAAAGAAAGTTTTATTTTCATATCATGAGGTGCAGGTGCTTTACCTCCAAAGTAAGGAAATCTATAACACCCAAACCAGTAAACCTTTTTACTCTTTAGCTTTATCTTTTTAGTCTGATTTATTTTAACTTCATCTAATGGGTTTATGATACGTTCTCCATTTCTGTATTCATACGTATAAAGCTTGATAATATCGTTTATAGGGTCATATCTCCATCCTATCCTAATACTATTCCTGTGGTGTAATATTTCACCAAATCCTACAAGCTTATTAATCTGCTCAGTCATTTGTATAGTATTACCTAAGTATCTGCATGAATCAGTAAACTTAAAAGCTACTGTAATAGATTTACAACGTATAAAAGGTCTAAACCTAAAACCGCTGTAATGCCTACCTTTTTTTACTACTAATTCGTTTAATCCATACATAGCACATAATTAAGAAGTAAATAACACCTATTGCACCAGCGACTAAAAAAATAATTGATACAAAGTCAGCATAAATAGGGCTTTCTATAAAATAAGAGCCGATAATTAATAACCATCCTATAGATATTAGAATGTAAATTAAATTTTTTGTTTTCATAATATTTATTTTTTACCATTCATAACCATAACACCTTTTATCCCCAACATGGGCGTTCATCCATAAATCTTGATCCATGTAGAAACGTTTTTTATTGCTTGTGCAGTTGTTTCTTACTTCAATCCAATAGCTATTTCCACTAATACCGTCATTTGCTATCGTTCCACATTCACAGCTTGTTGTTACTGATTCATACTCTTTTTCACATGACATTAAAGCCAATGCTAATCCTAATAAAATTGTTTTTGTTTTCATATTTGTTGTTTTAAAAGTTACTATATTTTGCCAGTAATTAAGGTTTAGTGGCGTTTTATAGTTTTACTTGTTTTTACCTAATGGGTTAATAAATGTGTAATAATATTCTTCAGCCAAAGGGTAATAGTAACTTTCTTTTAATGGGTTAATAAAATCTTTAGTATATGCCCTTATCCAACAATGAATAAACTCTGTTTTTTCCTTTTCAAGTAGATCCTTATACTTAGCTAATAAATCATTCCCTATAAAGTATTGGTTTTGCTCCATATACTCCATTAATTATTGTAGTGGTGTTTTCATTCTGATTCTTTGTTTAGTTTATAAAATTCATTTCTAACCTCATTCCAATAATTAAACTGGTCAGGTGTTAATCTGATAATGAAACTTTCTAAAATCTCATTACAAAATATTAAACCTAAATTTGAGTTTCTTCTTTTTTCATTTTTATCATTACTTTCATACTGAATTTTGTCAAGTAGTGACAATGCTTTGTCTTTTGGTGTCATAATCTTATTTGATGTTTTAAAAGCCCCGGAGGGCTTAGTTTATAATTCTTTTACTCCTAAAGCTTCATCTAATTGCTTTACAATCGCCTTAGCTTCTACTGGTGTATCACAGGCTATAATTTCAAAATGTTGGTCATCATTATCCTCTCCCGTAAAAACTGGATAATAAAACGTAATATCATTTTCACGTAAAGTATAATCTGATACATGAGTTAAGTTAATTCTAGTGTTCTTAATTTTAATCCACATATTTTAAATGTTTATAGGTTAATAATAGAGGAGCTTAAATTAACTCCTCTTTTTTAATTACTAATTTAGTTACTGTGCTAAGGTTTATCATTCTGAACGCCCCTTTGTCGATGTCGTAAACTGGAAGTAAACCTTTTTCTATTGGGTTATAAGCCATACCAGTACCTTTAACACCTTTTTTAACTCCTAATCTAGCGTTCATCTTTCTTAATGATCCGTCTTTCTTAATAAATTCAACGTGAAAAAAAGTATTCTCTGCTGTTTGAATTTTCTCTAAAGTTTCTCTAAAATTTTCCATTTGTTGTGTTTTTCTGTGTTTGATAAATCAAAGATAGTATTAATTTTTTAATACAAGCAAGTTTTTTTAAAAATATTTTTTCAAGCACAAAAAAAGAGGGGCACAACCCCCTCTAAACACAAACAACGAAAAACCCAGAAAGGGCTAAGAAAACCTTATTTATTTTTAATATCTTCTACCTTGTTAGATAACCACACAGCCAATACACCACCAATTAAAAGCATAATAGCACCTCCTACAATCTCATACCAACTTTCAGAATCAGCACCATCTGTAACTAATCCAATGCCTGACGTGATTAACAAACCACTTCCCCCCATTGCTAAAATTCCTTTGTTTAAAGCTCTTTCATCTGAACCTTTTAAAACTTTTATAACCTCTACTGGGTTAACCTTACCTAATAAATTCCCTAAAAATTTCATTTTAATTGAGCTTTATTTATTACTTCTAATTTTATTATATCAAAATCTCCTAACACTTCTAACAACTCTTTATAAGTCTTTTTACTATTACCTACAAAATCAACAGCTTTAGATGATCCAACTAAAATACAACCATGAGAATGTTCTGCTTTATTTCCCCAATGTATTCTAATACCATCAAATCTAACACCCTCACCATCTTGTACGCTTAAATCTTCTTGATTATAAACTAAAGGCATAACTTGTTTAAATCTGTTTGAATATGATAATGTAACTGAATAGTTACCTTCTGGGATGGCTGTTTCTCCGTAAACCTTAACACCTTTAGCTCTTACAACATCTTCTAAGGTGTAGCAAAATTCTACGCCATCAATAAAAAGCCTTCCGATAGTGCTTTTACTTGTGTAAGTATCTCTGATTAATGTAAGTTTCATTTAGTACTTAATTGCTTAATAAAGCCTTTAATCTCTCCTATATCGATTGCAATACGTTTTAAATCAGCTTCAACTTCACTTATTTTAGTTTCAAGTTTAGTATAACTTCTTTCATTTTCTTCTTTAACGTCTTTTATTGACTTTTCAAGCTGAGTAATCATAACTGAGTGTCTTTCTGTTTTATTGTTAAATTTAACAAAAGCAGCAACTAACCCACCTAAGAAAACTATAAACTGTATTGTATTCTCTATAGAAAGTTCCATTTATTTTTTATCATCCTTTTCTTTAATGCAGCTTTCTAAAATTGTCTTAGCTTCATTAATTTGATTTAAGTACTGTGAAGCTTCAACCCCCGTTAAAGACTTCGGTAATTCAGCCCTATAGGCTAATTCTAATAATACTTTTAGTGCTTGTTCTTTATTCATGCTCAAATATATTAAATTCTACATAAATAGTTGTAAATCCTATTAACATTTTCTGTTGAGGTGTTACTTTTTCCTTTTAGTATTCTATTCTTTGCTTTAAAAAAGAATCCAAAGGTAGTAGTACCAATAAAATTACGTAGAGCCTTCTTTTTACCCATTAGTTTTTGAAGCTTATACATAATGTAATCATCTTTGTAATTACCACCAAAAACCCTATAAGCGTAATCATGTAGAAATATTTCAATAGATGGGTGAGTTTCATCTTCTATACCCGTAGCACCATCATATCCATATTCTACCCAAAACCTACTAGCCCAAGCTTCTTTAAATAAAGGCATCAAAAAAAGCAGATTATAATGATTAATCTGCCTTTGTAAAGCGTTTTTAACTTCCTTTTCAGTTAGAAACTTGTATATATTACCAAAGTACATTAAACTCCTACTATTTCTAAACTGCCTTCTGGAAAAATACCATTAGCATATAAGAAACTAACCAATAACCTATTTTGGTCGTCAATCATACCTATCACATAATCTTTATCAGACCTTGTAAAAGGATATTTATAAGTACCATCTTCATTAAATAAAGATACTCTATACTTTTTAGAAACTTCTTTTAAAGTAACAGATGGTTTAGTATCTTTTTCTGTATAGTTACCAACCCACATTAATAAAGGAATCTCCCAAACTAAAGATAAATCTTTACCATAAGCGTTAGGATCACCTAACCATAAAGTAACCTCAGACCCTTCTGGTAATTCATTTTCTAAAACATCTCCAAAAGCATTTTTAGTTACTTCTGTTAATTTAATACTTGCTGTTGTTATAATTTTAATCATTTTATTTATTTATTAAGTTAATGCAACGCTTCCACTTTTTACAGTAGTGCCGTCTGAATATTTCACTTTAAATGTTAAATTGTTCCCCGATTCGTCAATATGAAAACTCATTTCACTAGCTACAAGTTCAGCATCAGCAGTAGTAGTGGTAACTGCTTTAATTCTAATATTCCCTCCGTCATCAAAAGCTAAAAATCTACTTGTTAAGTCATTACTAAAAAACCCCCTTGTTTGATTTTCCGTAGCGGTTGCAAAATCGTTAACAGAAGTAAACGCCCCTAATGTTGTCCCTGTTATATCAAAACAAAACAAAGATGATGCGACTTTATTTATGTAAGTATTTTCATCTATTCTTATCCCTGCTGTATTTCTTAGCCTTGTCCCCGTAGTACCCCAAACAGGTATCGTCTGAACATCAAAAATAAAATTACTAACGCTCGGAAGTATTACTTCACTAGCACCGCTAAAAGTAAGACTTGCTTTAGTGTATAATGTAGAACTTGTCCCCGTTCCATTTCCCACAGTAAATATTGGAACATCTGAATTATCCCTAACTTGAAAAAGTAAGTCATTTTCACCCGTTCCGCCTCTGTTATGACCTGCTTTAATTCTTAAACCAGTGAAAGAACCATCACCAGTATCAAAAGTCAATGAGTTTCCTTGAGCGTAGTGAATTGAGTTTTTACTTTGATAAACATCACCGTTATTCCTAAAATCCCAAAGATCAGCACTAGCTGAATCAACTATTTTAACATTAGATGAAGCACTAGAAGTATTATTACCTTTAAAAGTAAAAGTATCTGTTAAAGTAGCAACAACAGAAGTAGGTACTGTTCCACTTGCTGTGTAAATAGAATCTCCGCCAACTTGTAGCCAATCAACACCATCATAAGAAAACAATTTATCTGCTGTCTTATCATAACATAAACTACTTTTTTGAGGTGTAATACTATTCCAAGTTGTATTAACTAAATCATATCTAACCCAATCATCTAAACTAACAGCACCCCAACCAGCATTAACACTACCACCACTACTTAAAACGTAAATATCTCCATCGTTAGTAGTTGGAGGGGCTACACTTGCATCAACGAAATTTAAAGCAGCAGGTAAAACTAATTCATCTGTGCTTTCTAACTCTCCTTTTTCATTTCTCCAAGATACATCTCCATTATTAGCATCAGGAAACCATTTAGGGTTATGTATATCAGCCGAAGCTGTAATATTTTTATGTAAAGTTGGCATATTTTAATAAAATATAATTCCTCTTTTATTTACTTGTACTTTGTCAACACAGCTATCAAATAACGGATATTTAGTAGCGTCATTATCTTGAGCATCTTTAATATACTCTATCATGTCTTTTCTCCAATTATCCCCTTGAGATATAAAGAAATCTCTATTCTGTGAATATTCAAAGCTCTTATTTTGTCTACTAAACTCGGTATAGTTTTCCATACTCCCCATGTTAGTTACCTGAGTATGAATCTTAGGAAACACCTCATAGACGATATAATGAGCTAACATAGGTTTAATAAAGTTTTCTACTATAATAGTATTATCAGCCGTTAAAGTAGCACCTGCAACCTCTGTTAATATCTCATCATAGTAATCATCTCCTAAAGTTGGTTTTAAATACTTTCTTTGAACTACTATAATATAATCTTCAAAATACGCTTCATCAAAAGCAGTATCATTAATAGCTAAAGCCTTAACCTCAGCAGCAGTAATTACCTCTGTATTATACGCCATCGTTAGAACTATTTAAAATCTTTACTAATCTATTTCCTTGCTCTTCATCCTCTAGTAATTCCATTCCTAAAGCTGCTCTAGCTTCATTGATTGTAATAACAGCATTAACATCAATACTTTCATTAATACCTACTGGCGCAACATTCATAATGTCTATCTCAACATCAAAACCAGCTTCTTTAATAATTCTGTTAAACTCTCTTAGAATAGGCTCTTGAAAGTCTGGAATAACTACGCTATTCATAAACTTATCATACTCGTTTCTAATTTGTTGATTAGAGCCTAATTTACCAGCATTTTCTAAACCTGCTAAAGATGGTGTAATTCTATGAGCAGTAATAATATTTTTAACGGCTAATTCTGAAAGCATTTGAAATTCTCCATCCCTTTCACGCTCAAACTCTTTTATATGTGCTGCTTGTTCTGGGCTATCTAATAACTCTACTAAAAACTTATCGTTGTTCCCTTCTCCTACGTATTTATCTTTAATCTTTTCTACGTATTGTTGAGCGTTCATACCGTCAGGCACATCTCCAAAAAACTGCATTAAAACAGATGGAAAAAACCCGTTATCAAACTTATCAATATTGTACTTAGAAATTCTATACTCAATATCAATCCAATCTAAAGCACCTACGTAATCAGGCAACCCATAAAAGTTAAATTCTGGGTATTTACGCATGATATGACAAACGTACTCCTTTTGCTCTCTATCTTGTTTAAATGGAATAGTTAAAATAGGATATTCAGCACTAGGAATAGTATCTAGTTTAATATCTCTCCAAAAGTTAGAAATATGAGCAGTCTTTTTATCTTTAGACTTTCTTACAGTAGTTGCATCAATAGAATATAAAGCTGTATAATCTCCAGACTTTTTAACATGAGGATAACAGTTACCAGTAATGATAAAACTACGCATAACCTCCTTAAAAACATCTCTTAAAGTATCTCCATCAGGGTTAACTTCGTTATACCACTCAATAAACCTACTATCTAAATCTTCAAAGTTTACTCTTTCATCATTTTGCCAAAAACAGAAATCTTTACCAATAGCAAAGGTTAACTTTTGATTAATGATAGATGAATGTGTTGAGCTTCTTCTAGCTCTTTTTGCTAAGTCATTAACATAGATGTTATCAGAGTCTTTAAAAAACGGAACCCATGCAGAAACGATATCTCTGTTTAAATCTTTTTCCTTTTTAACTATAGGAGTTGAAATAGGATCAGATTTAGCAGTACTTGCTTTAATATTACTTATCTTCTTTTGGCTCATCCTTTACTTCTTCTACTTTAATCATATTTGTAAAACCTGCATTATACAGTTTCTTTAAATCCTTTTGAGAAGTCGACTCTGTAAGCAAGAAAATACCTACCTGACCCATTATTTTTTTACCTAAAAACTTAGGCTCTATACAAAAAATTTTCTTCATAATGATAAAAATACTAAAAATATTTTACTTATTTAGAATTAATATAAATAACAGCTTTTTAATTTTAGTTAGTATTATTTTTTTTAATATTACATTAATGATACAACTAATGTTAGAAGTAAAAATCTGCGTAGTTGTTTTTACTACGTGTTATAAAACGTTAAGATATGGAAGATTGGAAAGGAAATACAATAAAAAAAGGTGATATAGTAAAAATATATATGTACAGATATATGTTTAGTGGGTCTGAAATGAGTTTGGTTATTATTGATAGAAACGGACGTATTCAGGAAACTGCAAAAACTACAATACCAGAGGAGTATGTGTGGGTGCTTTGTAACACTTATAAAATTATTGGAGGAACAACATTTATAATTAAAGAAGATACTAAACCAGATGAAGTTGTAGAAATGCCGTTATGTTGCTTTGATTTTATGATTAATGCAAACGGATTTTGTCACGCAATTTGCATTGAAGGAGTTTCTGATAATAGAGATGATTTTATGATAAAGCATTTTAGTTCATAGGTAAATGTTTTATAATGTACGGTTGTAATAAACTTTTAAAATCAGATTAATGAGTAATAAAGAAAACCTACTGGCAATAGTTAGTAAAGAGAAAACAAAGACTATTGAACGAAATAAAATAAGGATTAAATACCGTTGGTTTATTAGGATTGTTAATAGGTTGAAACTTTGGTGGCTTAATACTACTGACTGATTTTAATTGTTTATAATGTTAAATGTAAAGATAGTAGGGTAAGAATTGGGCTATGTACCATAAAGGCGAAACTCCTTAAACTAATAGATGAAGTCTCAAACAGATACATAGCACCCTATTGTTTTTAAATTTTGTTATGAACTTTGGCGGTTTCCTGCACTCGGAGTTAGTGATGCGCATTATGGGGGACTTAGTAGTACACAAGCCTACGACCGCCATTGTTTATAACGTACAAGAATATGAGTAGTGGCGGGAATAAGGGTTAATAGTACCGCATACAAACGAGTAACCCCGAAAGACCCGAAGGTTCAGCTCTTAGGTATGCTTTAGCCATTACTTATATTTATTGTTGTATGTCTTTTTTAATTGCATACAACGGACGAGTGTATGAGTAGTGGCACATACACCGAACCTTTGAATTATGCCACAAACTTTAACGTGCCATTACTTATACACATTGTTGTGTGTAGTAGCGGTTTAAAACAATAAAAATGAAAATATTACACATTACACCAAGTAGTAACGGTTATGAAGAAGTTGAACTTTTAGCAAACCGAATTAACAGAAAAAACAGCCTTGCACTTATTTTGAAAAACGGACAAGAGTGTATGACTGGCGGACATTTGATAAATGACACTCCTGATATTAGGGCTGTTTTGGATTCAATGCCAGGAGATAAGCAATATGACTTCGTAACTATGTTTAAATGCGACCCTTTTGCTAAAAGTTATGCGGAAGAGTAGCTATTACACACAACGTTTAAAGTAAACGCTTTTTTAATTGCGTTTAATTATGTGTTATGTTTTGTTAAATTAAAATAGATTAAGATGAATATAAAAGATTTAAACCTAAAGGTGGGTAGTAGAATTAGGCAGAAAAGTTGGAGAAAAGGTAAACTTGTTGTTGTTACTTGTATTGAAATTAACCGAGGTGAACCAACTTATTATGCAGTAGATAAAAACGGCAAAGAATCTGTTTATGGTAATTACGGTGATTGGGAAATTGTAGAGTAATAAAACATAATGATAGAAGTAAAAATCTGCGTAGTTGTTTTTACTACGTGTTATGTAACGTGAGAATATGAGTACTAAAGCAAATTTTATATACGAAGAAGGTTTTGAAGGTTTTGAAGAAACAAACGAACCACAAAGCATATTTGGTAAATTTACTGGATATAATGCTTATTTAATAATTGAAAATAATTACATAGATTTCTTTAAGTTGGATGGTGAATATTTAGTTATTAAAACTAAAAACAACAATAAAATACCTAAACACTTTAAATTATGGGGTGATGCCGTTATTGAGTTTGAATGGGATGAAGATGGTTTGGAGATTGTTTTAAAAGGAGGACATCACATTACAAAAAAGGTGATAAAGAATGATTACCCAAATGTTACATAACATAGTTGTAATGACACTTTAAGTATTAACTAATGGAAACAATATCAATAACTTATACTATTACTTTTGTTGTGGATTTTGCCCCAGAGTATAAGTTTACAAAGTACAAAGAATGTTTTAACGCTAAGACTGGCAGAAAGATAAAACAAATATCTAATAACGGAACTTTAGGATATAAGATTAGAGGTAGTTTCTATTCTGTTAATAATCTTAGAAAACACCTAGTAAAACCAGTTAAAGCAGATTGTCCTTTCTAAACTAAAAAAGGGTTAGCGTAAAAACTAACCCCTTTAAGCAACTATTGAAAGTATAATTAAGAACCAAATGATACTGAACCACTAGCATTAGTGTCAATAGACCCTACAAATTCTCTTAGTAATTCAGCTTGTTTACCAGAGAAAGTTACTGTATAACCGTTCTGACCTTGTACCTCTCCTTCAATAACTTCTGAAGCGATAGCATCAACATGAGCATCAACGCCCATAATCTCATCAAAACCTAATACAAAAGCTTTATTCTCAGTAGTTTCTTTGTTGTAAGTTTCAAAAATTACAACTAATCCACAAGACTGAACATAAGCGTTAATTCCTTGTGCTTTTGTTTTCTCCATCTTAGGGCAAAATACCTCTAAAGTAGTTTCATAAGCGATAGAACCGTTTTCTCTACTTCCCTCAGAAGTATAAGTCTTAGTTTCTAACTCTCCTTCAATCTCATACCAAACATCTGAAGTAGCTGCAAGAGTTACAGCAGTATAAGCGTGCTCAGTTGAAACAGTTGAAGCAGTAAAGCTAGAAATATCATCTTTATTTGTAATGAAGATACGTTTTATACCTCCTCTTCTATTCTCATCGGCACAACCAAAAAGAATATCTGTACTAATTTCTGCCATTTTTAAAAAGTTTTAAAGAAAGCCCCAATTAAGGGGCTATCATATTAATAATACATTCCTACTAATTCTCCATGAATGAACTGAGCACCCATTTTGTACTTAGCAATGATTTTAAGTAATTCAGAATCATCATCGTTACTTCTAAACTTTAACTCAGCTTGTGGATCAGATACATCAGTACCGATTACTAAGTTATCATTTACAGTATAAACCATTAAGTTAGCACCAATGTTAATACCAGTAGTAGTATTAGGGTTGTCGCTATCAGCTAAAGCTGTATCCCATCCTCTAACTTCAACAACTGGAATACCTCTAAACTTCAATTGAGGCTCTCCTGCACCGTTAATTAACATAGAAAGTCCTAACTCGTTTCCAGTACCTAATTGCTCATAAGTAGTAATTAAGTTATCTACGATTGTAGAAGTAACTCTAAACGACTTAGAAGAGTTAGGCATTTTTCTTAATACTTGTGATTGGTTTTCGTAAGCATATTTTAAAAGCTCATAAGCACCATCAGCAACTAAAACACCAGCAGTATCTTCAACATTAGCGATAGCAGTCATTGCAACATACTTATCTAATGAAGCAGAACCGTCAATAAACAACTGAATGAAACCATCCATTTGAGAGTAATCAGCAGAAGCACCAGAAGTAGCACCAAACCAAGCGATACGCCCGTTATCATCTGCAATACCTTCTAAAACTTTTCTTCTTGCAATATCTCCTACGATAGTATCTTCTAAGTTATCAATATCAGTACCAGCACCGTAGAACTCTTCCATAACAGTACCATAGAAAGTATCTCCACATTGCTCAAGGTTTACTTTCATTTTCTTAACTTCTAACGTCTTATCTGATACGTCAATAGCTCCACCAGTTGCAGTGAAACCACAAGTAGAATAAGCTCTTACGATTTTTGTTAAAGTCGCAGGTAAGTATAAAGTAGTTTTTACCTTTACATTAGGTAATTTTCTAATCCCCATTAAGTCATCAGACCCTTCTTGAGGTGCATAAAATAACTCGTTAGTAACATGAGTACCAGAGTAAGTTATGTTAAACGATTGTGTAATAAAATTTGCCATCTTTTTTAATTATTAGTTAATTTTAAATCCTGATTTTTTCCAAACATTCTTAATCATAGCACCTAACTCGTCTTTGATTTCAGGAGTTGATTTAACACCTTCTTCATCTTCTCTAGCAGGAGCTTCTTCTCTTTTTGCGTTAGCTTTTTCAAGCTCTTTAGCTTTAGCTTCAAATTCTTCAGCCTTAGCTTGTAACTCTGCCTCTTTAGCAGCTAATTCAGCTTTTAAAGCTTCTTTATCCGCTTCAACACTTGCAGAAATTTCAGCCATTAATTCAGCTTTTAATTCCTCAGCATTGATTTCAGCCTTAGGCTCTTCTTTCACTTCTTCTTTTTTATTTGAGAAAGTTTCAGAAACCCAAGCTTTTAACTCTTCTAAAAGAGTTTCCTTTTTTGTTTCAGACATATCTAAACTATTTAATTGATTTACGTAATTAGATGGAATATTTTTATATCCCTTTTTCTCTAAGTCTTTAGGTTGAGCGTAAGCAGCAACTTTAACAGCACCTAACACCTCAGCAACAAAACCTAACTCAAAAGCCTCATCAGCATCCATCCAAGTATCTTTATCCATCATAGATTTAATAGAATCAACTTTTAAACCAGTAACACTAGAATAAATCTTAGCTAGTTTATCATTAATCTTATCCATTAAATCCGCTTGACTTTCTAACTCCTTAGTATATTCTCTAATATCATTAGAATCCATACCCTCCATTGATACTACTGGCATCCATGCGTTATGAATCATAAAGAAACTGTTAGCCGTCATTTTAGGCTTTTCTTTTCCAGCTAAAGCGATAATAGTAGCAGCAGAAGCAGCAACGCCCTCAATTTTAACTGAAACATCATACTTTGAGTTTTTTAGAAAGTCGTAAATAGCTAAAGCATCAAATACTGATCCTCCGTAACTATTAATAGATAACTCTACCTTTCTTGAGTTAGAACTTTGTACCTCTTCAATAAAAGACTTAGCAGAAATACCATAACTACCAATCTCCTCATCAATGGAAATTTGTAGCTTGTTCTCAATACTATTTTCTATTGTGTACCAATTCATGGTACAACATTAAATAATTTCTATTTAACATAATGTTAATGGCATTAACAAAAAAAGAGGGCGCAAACCCTCTAAAATGTAACACTCTCACAAAAACACCTTGAAAACTAACAAGAGATTACAAATATAATAAACTATAGGTAATAGAAGTTATTTTTTTGCTCTTCTTTACAAAGTTGTTTAAAACTATCTCTATCTTCTTTATCTAAGTTTGAATAAGTAAAAGAATCTACTAAGCTATGTAATCTCTTTTGCTCTTTAATATACTCGTTAAAAGCTTCTCTATCCTTTATTGAATTATCATGAATAACTAACATATCATCTTTAGTATCTAAACAATAAACTCTTTTAGAATCTAAAAACAATCTAAGCTTATCAGATAAATCATAATCTTTATTAGCCCTTGCTTCCTTTCTTAATTCTATAGCCTCATCAACACTCATCTTTCTCTTATTATCTTTCTTATTGAATCAACACCTAAATCGTACTTTACTGATAGATTATAGTAAATATCCATCGTTTTAATAGGTGTTTTATACATAATATCAAAATCATTACATATTGATATGTTTCTGATTAAATCTTGATTAATTAACCCGTTTTCTATTAGAATATTGATAGCATGAGGCACATCAATAGCTTTATCAACATAAGAGTATAAAGTTTTGGTTAAAGCATCTTCCAGCTCTTCAGCCTCTGATACCAATAGGCTGTTACTCTCTTTCTGCATTTTCCACATCTAGCGTTAAAGTTTGGTTCTACAATCGTCTTAAAATAGCTGTATAGTATTTCTAAGCTTGTGCCGTCTGGTAACATTTTACCGTAAGTTTTCATTACAGCATCATAGATTAATTCACGTTCATCTATTGTTAATAATTCTAGTTTTTCGTCTATGCTCATTACCACTTATTCTTAGGACATTTTTCATTCTCCCAAATAACCTTCTCTAAGATAGCACAATTACATTTCTTACATTGCGGAACGTTACTAATAGTTTTAAACAGAGCTTTGAAATGAGGGCTATAATAACTACAGCCCTGACATATCTTTTTACGCTTATCTTGTTTTAAACGGCTTACTATGTTACTGTCATAGTTTTTAACCCTACCAAATATTCTAGCTAACCACATAAAGTAAATATAATAAAATCAACCGAAGGTTGCGTCACTAACGATATTACTAACCTTAGCAGCTTCAGTAAATGTATCAGTAGCATTGTTTATAACTTGAATAGCACCTATTGACTGAGTTACAGCTTTAGCTATTCTATTTTCCATATCAACCATATCAACAGACATAGAAGAAGTAAAACCACCATTAGCAAAACCTGTTCCTATGTATGGTTGAGGTCTATTTAACCTCATGCTTTCTAAAGCACCAACTAAAGCACCACCTCTATTAGTTTCTAATACGTTTTTAGGTACTACATACTCGCCTTCATGCACTACCCCAGCTTGTTTAAATCCACTAGCATCAGGACTACCAAAACCATCACCAGTAAAACCACCCTCAGCAAATGATTGAGAAGCAATTATACCAGCTTGAACAGCAGACCTAGCAACAGCAATACCAGTTAATACTTGAGCTTGAGTTAAACCAGCAGCACCAAAAGTAAATGCGTTAGTAGGGTTAGCAGCAGCACTAGCATTAATAGCTGCTATTTCTCTAGCTAAACTAATAGCAACTTGAGCTAATTCTAACCTTTTTTGTCTTTGAAATGCTTTTTTCTCTATTGCATATCTTTCCTTTTCAAATTCTTCTTGTGATATTAAACCGTTTTGTAATTTAGCGTTTAAAGCATCTAGCTCTAAAGTTTTTTCTCTTTCTACTTTTCTGTTAGAAACTTCTACTAAAGCATTTGCTGCTTGTTCTCCTAAGTCGAATAATTCAGCATTAACTTGTTTTTGAAATTCTTTTTTAGCTTCGGCTTTTTCTCTTTCCTGCTCTAACTCTTTAGCGATAGCAGCAGCATTATCCGCTACCATTTTATCTAACATTTCTTCTTCAATACTAACTAACTCATCAGCATTTTCTTTAAAGTTTCTATTGTAAGATTCAATAATAGCATTTTTCTTATCGTAAAGATCTTCAAACCCTTCATCTTCTTCATCTAGTTTCAAAAGCCAAGCATCAATAGCCTCAGTTTCTTCTACTTTTAAATCAATAGATTTTTTAGTAGCATCATTATTATCTTCTACTACATTAGTATTTTCTTCAGTCTTTCCGTTTAAATCTTCCGTAGATAATCCTAATCTTTCTTCTATTGCTGCCCGTCTATCTTTAGCTGCTGTTAACTTATCTTCTTCTTCTTTTAAATCTGCTGTTTTTCTTCTTATTTGAACTAAAAGTGCATCATTCTCTCTAGTAAAATCATTATAAGAATTTTGTTTATGAGCTAATACAGTTAAAGCGTTAGCTTTTTCCTCAACACCTAAAGTAGAATCTTCAAGAATCTTTAATTCTTCTTCAGCTCTAGCTTTAGAAAGCTTATTAAATTTAGTTTCCTCTGCATTTCTTAATTCTAAATTTCTTATCAATCTATCACTAAGCCTATCTGATAACTCTTGTCTTTTATCCTCAATATCAGCGGCTACTTCCCCAGCCTCTTGAGCTTGTTCTTGTACTTTTTCTAACTCCTTTTGTAGTATGATTTTGTTAATCATTTCAGAGTTAGATTTTTTCATAGCCTCAGCTAACTCTTCATTACTTATGGTTTGCTTATCATACCCCTCTAATATATTAGGGTTAATAGCATCTAATTCATTAAGTAATTTCAATCTATTCTCATCATTTTCTGACAAACTAAGTATTCTATTAGCTAGTGAATTTGCTTCCACTTGTTGCAATCTCATAGCGTCAGATTCAGCATGAGTATTTTTAGTTAAATCTCCTAACGTATCAATGAAATCTGTAGCACCTTGAACAATATCTCTAAATAAATCTTCTCCATTTTCTCCAAGATTTAATACTAGCCCCTCCCATGCAGAGTTAAACCTTTTTACATCACCCTCTAATGTATCTCCTACTATCTTAGCCATAGCACTAGCAGCACCTTGAGCATTTTTTAACTCTTTAGTGAATTTAGATGTTTCTGATGTAGATTTAGCTAAAGTTGTAGCTACAACTGCATTCTCCTTACCAAATAATTTACTAGCTGTAGCTGAACTGTTAGTAGAGTTAGCTACCATATTCATAGCCTCATTAAGAGTCATGCCTTTTTCAGCTAATGTTAAAAATATGTTTCTAAGCCCTGTTCCTGCTGTTTCTGCTTTAATGCCGTTATCAGCTAAAACACCTAAGAAAGATGTAGTTTCTTCAATACTTAATCCAGCATCTTTAGCTACTGGTGCTACTTGCCTCATTGCAACCTCAAACTTATTAATATCTAAAGCTGATGAAGTAAATGATTTAGCCATTACATCAACTACCCTTTGAGTATCTTTAGCATCCATCCCAAAACCGTTAATAGTAGAAGCTGCAACTTTAGCGGATTGTGCTAAATCTGATCCAGTTGCTACGGCTAATTCTAAAGTGGCTTCAGTAGCGTCTAATATTTCATTAGTACTAAATCCTAACTTAGCAAACTCTTCCTGTAGTTGCCCTACTTGAGTAGCCGTAAATTGAGTACTAGCACCTAATTCTTTTGCGTTTTTCTCTAACTGTGCAAACTCTTGAGCTGTAGCACCTGTTACCGCTTTTACGTTAGCCATTTGCTGCTCAAATTCTTTTATAGTTGTTATAGCTTGTGAGAATAACTGCCCTACTTTTTGAATAGCAAATAAACCAACAAAAGCACCACCGATAGAAGTACCTAACCTAGCAAAACTTTTACCTAGTTTTTTAGTGAAAGAATCTAAGCCTAGTATGTTTTCACGCATAACTAACATCTCACGTCTGTTAGCTTTTAGCTTAGTGTTAATTTCAGCCATCTCTTTACCATATCTAGCAAGAGATATAGTACCTTCTTTAACGGCTCTATTTAATTCTGTTCTTCTGTTAGTTAATTTCTTAACTTCTGTTTCAAGTTGAGCTAGTTTCTTTTGCTGTTCTGCTGTTCCTTGAACATCTATTTTAATCGCTATTGTCTTATTTGCCATATCTTATTTATAAACTGGGTATAACCAACCGTTAAACGGATTTTCTATAACTACTTCTATTAAATTACCGCTTCCATCTTCAACATAAATAGGCTCTAATGGTTGAGGTAAATTTCCATTATCAATATCAACACTATTATTACCCTCTTGAGATGAATCAATACTTACACTTCCTAAGTTTTCAAATTTAAACAAACTAACCTTAGTTAACCCATTTTTAATAGGGTTATAATCAATAACACTCTCTATTAAATAATATCCTTTTACTTGTGCAGGGTAATCAATATAAACTAACTTTCTAAAGTCTAAATTTTCAATATCAACATTGTCTAAGTTAAAGTAAGCTATAAGCCTACCTCCTTCTTCAATGTTTTTCATCATACTAGCATAGTAATTGTAAAATAACCCTCTATCTACACTTCCATCAGATTTAAAAGAATCTGCAAAATTTAAGTTTATAGGTGTATCGGTATTATTATACGCTTCAAATATCCCATAAGGAATAGCACTAGCATAAGAAGTACCGAAGAAGTCCATTAGTCTAGTAGTACCATCTAAAGACGTTTGACCTCCAAACTTGAAAAAGAATATTTTAGGATTGTAATTAGTTATCCTTTCTTCTGGCTGTAGTTCTTCTTTAGTGTTAATATACTCATTCCATACTTTTAAAGTAGTAAAGGCTAAATTCTTATTAAATGTTCCACTTTGTAAATATGTTACCTCATTAGCTACATGAGCATAAGGCGCACTAAATAAATCTAATTTAATAGATGTTGTACCCTCAGCGAATCTATTAGGTAAAGTATGTGTATATTCCCCGTATTTACGTTTGTTATTACTTTCCCAACCTTTTAGCCATTCATCAGAGCTTAAATCTTTATAACTAAACTCAACACTTCTCTTATAACTACTTACATAATCTAATTCATACTTATTTGATAAATCTATCTTATCAGTCCAGTCTATAGCATTAGCCTCTGATTCAAAAAAAGTATTCCTAGGCTCTAAATAAATTGTTTTAGTCCTTACATCAGTCCAATAGTAAATATTAAACATTCTTGTAAAGTCGTTTATTACATCTAGCAACTTATAATCATCAGGTATAATTTCACTTAAAGTATAACTATCGCCCTCCGCTAATTCAGTAGCTCTGTAAATATTAAAATAACTACCTGCTTTTACATTTGCAGAAGTAGAAGGAGATAAAGTATCTATAGTAGCATAAACAGAAACAACATCACTAAAATTTAATGTTAATGTTACATCTCTAGTACCCGTTTGAGTAGCTGATGAAGTAGTGAAAGCAAAACTATTTGTTTCAATACCATTAACATAAACTTTAGTTACTACACTAGCTGTCGTAATATTTGCATCCCCTGCTGAGGTTGATAGCTCTAAAATATACCTACCAGTAGAAGGTACTGTATAAACGTATGTAGACGTATTATAATTACCGTTAGCATCGCTATTAGGAGGTGTTGAGTCATCATTGTAAGCTATAATAGTATCAACTCCTTTACTTATCGCTACATTTCCAGTAGTTTC